ATTGGCCCTTGGCCTTGTAATTATATCTGTTTTTTTTATTGCGTTTTGTTCGCATTATTTTACTGATTTGTTTTACAAGGTTAGGGCCTTTGGTGTCAATTAGCACTAATATAACAAGAGTATTAGTGCTTTTTTAGTTATTGTTCTGATTCTCAGACAATTTATTTTCTGCTGCTATTTCTGCCAATAGCGCATTTTTTTCCGCTTGTTTAATGCTTTTAGCGTGTTTGTTTTGTGTTTCTTGTAACTGATAAGATAATTCCTCTTTCAGTTCGTGGATTTCTGTTAAATCCAATTTTCTGAGGTCGACTCCTTTTAATAAGTCGTCATCTTCGTCATATTGTGGTTCTGATACATTTCCGGTAATAGGTAAACCGCGTGTAAAGCGGTCTATTAATGTCCTTAAAGACATTGTTTGTTCCGGAATGGTTTGCGAAACGCCTTTTATTGTTTTGTATCTTTTTGGGAAAAGATGAGCGTTTTTGCTGTGCATTGCTTTGGGTAATTCTTGGTTTTCCATTATATTGATTTGTTTAATCGTTTGTTATTATTTCGTTTGTTTAAATCTTGAACAATTTCTACTCTTTGTAATTCTGTTAATTGTGGCAAGAGCTCTAACTCTTTTTTGACTGATAAGCCGATTTTTTGGCGTTCTTCTTCTGTATATATTTTTTGTTTATAATAACGTGGCATTGCGATTTTTTTGCCGTCCACTAAAGGGACGTACATTCTGTTGAGTAAATCGTTTTTGTGCCATGTTTTTATGTTGTTTGTAAGATAATTTGCTCCGAGTCCTTTTGACATACATGAGAAGATTTTTTCTCTATCATCGTTTGCGTGAGCGGGTATTCTGTTGGTTGGTTCTTTACACATGTATTTGAGTGTATATCCGATTGAAGCTCCGGTAACTGTTCCAAGATGAATGACACCGATAGGACGTCCGTTAATTGTCCATGTTGCTTCAATTCCCTTAGGACTTGCGTTAAAGAGGATAAGATGATAGTGAGGTCTTTGTTTATTTGTTCCGTATTCTCCGCATGCGTAATATTTAAGAGGATTTGTGTTTCCATTTTTGTGCTCATATTTTCTTAGTCTTTTTATAAATTTTTGTATGTCTGTTTTGTCTAAGGTCATGTAACCCTTTTTTGTAATTGGTACTATATCCGTATTGTAGGTAAGCGTAACGAAGTAGGCGGAGGTCGATGTTTCGTCTTGTTTCATAAGACGATAAGACCACCCGCTTATTCTTCGTTTTATGCACTCAGGGCACTGACCACATGGGAGTGCCATGTAGCTCAGTGGGTTGAGTTTTTCCTTTTTGTAAAAGGGTGTAAGACATTGCATTTTTTACCATGCCGGTGTGCCGTACTTGGGTAGTTTACGAGTTGTGCCGATTTTGTTAAGTATGTGAATATAAAATGAGTCTGTAACTTCTGGATCGTCTGCGCCAAATATATTTCTTGTATCGTTCGGTTGAACATTGATGAAATCTTTATTTAGTAATGGTTGCGAGTTGAAAATTCGTCCGAGGTGCCAATAGTCTAATGTTGTTCGGAAGTCTCCGGCCACTCTTGAATTAACGAATTTATATTCGCTGTAACGTGGTGTATATCCGAATGTTGCTTCGGGTGTTGTACCATAAGCGTAGAGTTCTTGGTTTTGTATTGGTTGTTCTCCTAAATGTGCGAAAACCGGGAAAGCATAGTCCAATGGGTCATTTTTTAACCATTGTTTTGCTATTCCTTGTTGGTATGCTGGTTTTGGTATTATTGACATAACGCCGATAATATAGCCATGTTCTTCACAATAGTAAGAGCCTACATTTCCGCCTGATACCGATACTCCATGTCCTGACATGTTACCTTGCTCAGGTGAATCTATTGATGTGTTACCTGATGTATTTAGTACCTCTGATATAATAATTGGAGATTTTACGCCGGTGATGTATTCTGCGCGTTGTAAACGTGCGTCTGATGATTTTACACCGAATTGTATTAATATGTTTTCGATGTAACGAGTCCCGCCTCTTGCGTTTTTTTCAAGCCATTCTTGAATTTTGTATGCCCTGCGTAAATCGTTGATTGAAGGTGCGTTGTTTGCTGTTTCGCTTACGTCTGCAAATAGTGTATTTGCTGTTTGTTGATCGTTGTTTGATGTTGCAAATGGTACAGTAACTGAGCCCACTGGTGCTGCTGCTGTTAATACTGCGTTTGTTGATGCGTTTGCAAATTTAATGCGCAAGTCTTCCTGATTGTATGGAATTACTACCTCTCCGCCTTTTTGTGCCCATGGTAATGCGCTTGTAAAATAATCGTGTTCCCATGATCGTTGACGTACTCCCCAATCTGCTTTCTGAAAACTATTGTTTCCATCGTTTAATATTGTACCGGGATATATTAATCCGGGTGCAATTAATGGCTCTAAATTTTGGTCTCTGTAATAGTCTGAATATATTTTGTTATATGCTGCTAATGGTAAAGCGGATATTCTTCCGTCTGTTCCTCCTGGTATATGTGGTGGTATACCCATGTAATCTAGCAATCTTTGTGTAGCTGGTAATTCTGTTCCGTCTATATCTAAATAAGGCCATACTGGTGCTACGTCTCCGTCCGTTGATGAGCCGTTGGTTATAAAGCGTTCCCAATTTGCCCATGTTATACGATTTGGTACGAAGAAATAGTGTACTGATACGTCCACTCTGTGCATAATAGGTGCAACCATTGGTGCTGTTTTTACTAATAGGTCGGCGCCTATTTCCCATTTGTCTCCCGGTAGGCATTCCAATGCCATTACAGGCATAAGGTCTCCGAGTTTTCCGGACATTTTTACATCGTGTGTTAAGTCGAAGTAAGAAGTTTTAGGTTTTGCGATTTTAATCGAGTTAAAGATGTTTTTCATGTTTGTGTTGGTTTAAAGACGGATTCCTCCGCGTGGTACTGTGATGAATTTTGAGACTTTACGTCTTTTTGATTTGTTTCTCATGGTTTGAATTGTTTTGGTTTGTATGGTTTTATTAGATCTGTGTATTTTGTTTTAAATACTAAGTTTTTTTGAGTTGTAAAATACATATTATTTTGATAATGATTTTAAAAAGTCTAGTCCGGCATTTATTCCTCTAGTTAATGATATAGCAATCATTTTTATACCCATTGGGTCAGAGCCATCTAAGCCTCGTTGTTTTAGTTCTGATGTTATTTGATTCATAAGTGTTGTTGACTCCATATTTTTGCGCATAGTTGCAACATTTTGAATTTCTTCTCTTGTTTTTGCTGTGCTTGCTGCTAAATTAACAATTTGAGCTGCTTGTGCTTTTATGTCTGAATTTGTTTTTATTGTGTTTAAGTCTAATTGTTTTTGTTCTCTTATATTTTTTGCTGCTTGTAGTTCCACATTTTGGTTCATTGTTTTTGTGGTGATTGCGGCTTGTTCGAGTACGTCCCTTTTTGTTGATAAGGCAATGTTGTATGAGAGATTATCGCTTTTATTTTTAAGTTCCTTATTAACCGCATCTAATGTTTTTAGGTTTAAGTCTTGTTGTAAATTTGTTGTACTAGCTTCTGTTTGTTTTGTTGAGGCTTCTATTTGTTTTGCATTTAAATAGTCAATTAGTGAGTTGCCTATAATTTCAGGTACTTTGCTGTTATATTGTGGTGCTTGTAAATTTACGCCTTTATTAGGCGTTGATTTTACAAGTGGTGATTCTCCGGTGTTTCCTGATGTGCCGTATATTAAGTTCGGGTTGAGTCCCGCTTCCTTTAAACGTTGTAGTTGTTGTTTTGGATCGTTGTATTTTTCTGCGTGTGTTCTATCGTCTAATGCTTGTTGGCGTTGACGGTCTGCCATTTCTCTATCATAATTTATATTTTGTGTATTAGTTGAGGCTGTGGCCTTTCTTTGTTTTCTTGCTTGTAATGCTGTGCCGGCAGTTGCTATCCCGGCTGCTATTAATGTTGCTGCTGCTATTCCTATTGGCATGTTGTTTTGTTTTTAGTTGTTAGTTTTTTTGAGTTGTCTTTCATAGGGGGTAATCAAAAAAGAATTGTTTTTTTTCTTTTTTTGTCTTCTGTGATCTGTTGTGTGTTTTTGTGTTTTATTGACATTGGCCCTTGGCCTTGTAATTATATCTGTTTTTTTTATTGCGTTTTGTTCGCATTATTTTACTGATTTGTTTTACAAGGTTAGGGCCTTTGGTGTCAATTAGCACTAATATAACAAGAGT